GGTTTCCGTCAAATTCATAAAGTGTTGACCAGGCTGACGTTAAAGAACCATCACTAGAAACTACCCTGTATCTTAAAAAATATTTTCCGTTTGATGTTATTAATGGTAATGAATCACCAGTAACTTTTATTTTTTGTATTGCCATTAAACCACGTCCAGAACAAATCTAAATTCAACATATGTCGTTGAACCTTCTATTTTTTCTATTGGTCTTGGATATTCTGATGCTACGGTATCTGATGATTTTAAAACACTATATCCAACTAATGAATATTGAGTATCTACAGAAGATTCATTTTCATACCTAATTCCATCAAGTGCTAGATAGTTATCTGTGCCATTATCTATGTTTGCATAAATTTTTATATAATTAACATTTTCCCACTTAAACGATGTAGTATAATCTAGTTCATTAAGTGTTTTGGTAACCACAATATACCTATCATTGTTTGTTGTTGAACCAGTATATTCTAGTCTTGCACGTTCTACAGAACCATCATCAATTGCAAAGTCAATTGTTAGCTGAATATTTGTTGGAGTTACTGGAGTTGCCAATGATTTTGGAATAATTGAAAAAGCTACCTTAATTTTATCATTTATTGCGTGTGCCTTGTCTAGTTCAGCTAAATTTGGCTTTGTTAACATAAGATGGTCTCCAAGGGTATAGTCCAATGCTGCACCATCTAAAGCAGTATAGTCACCACGAAGAACAACAGAACGATTTAAAAATCTTGGCTGTTCTTGTCTTTGAAGTCTTGTTTCACTTCTAAACATTGCATTGTCTGATGCTAATCTAAATGCAGTTATGTTTTCCATTGTACCGCCAGAACCAGAATCAATATCCTGGTTACTGTCTACAACCGATGTATATATTTCTGTGTCATAAAAAGTTGCTGCACTGACATCGTGATGTTGCCAATCTTCTGCATCTGTAAAAGCAAACAGTGTCTTGCTTGGTGGAGAACCAAATACATTGCTTTCTTCTGCTGGATAAATTCCAACCTCTGTAATTCCATACCTATCTCCAGATGGGATTGTTCCAGTAAAAATAACTTGTGTTTCACCGTCTATAACATTTGTAGTTCTAGAAATAATTGGAACACGAGCCATTTCAAAATCTAGCGATGTTTGTGAAGAATAACTTCCAAACGATTCGTCTGAACCAAGTACATTTGGTCCACAACCAATTGCAATATGTGATGCAAAAGTTGGAACTTGACCAACTAAGTATTTTCCTAAAAGTTTTGTGCCGTTGCTAGTTATCATGTGTATATTGTACCATCTTTCACTTCGTCTGGAATAAAGAACTCTACCTCAATATTTTCTTGTAAATAAATATTTTTTACATGAACAAACAAAGAGTTTAAATCTTTATCAAAATAAACAACTTTTCTTTTTGCTGCTATTGCCTCAGATACAACTCCGTCTTCTGATGGATAAAAATCATTTAGCTCTTCTTGTGTTGGAATATATTTGGAAATGCTGAGAGGATATGTTGATAACAAATCGGTAACGTTATTTGGATTTGCCGATATTGCTAACGGATTATATTCTAAAGATAAATCAGCAAGGTTTCTAATTGGGGTATACCCTTGAGAAATTCCATTAATCTGTTCGTGACGAACTAGTGTAATCAACTCTGTGCCACCAATGTCTTCTAGCAAAAGTTGACTCATTTTCTCTGGTGTCATATCATTATATAAATCAACTGTGTTTCCTGTTGATGCTGTTCCAGCATCACTAGAAGGAGCAACAGGAGTATTAGTTATATTACTATTTTGGTTATTAGATGTTTTTGGTTTATAGTTATCTGGATTTGTATACCAATTCCAACCTGGTCCACTAGTAGTTATTGGAGTTGGATGTATTAGCACTACAGCAGCAACACCAGCACCAACAATAGCAGCATTTTTATATATGTCTCTAGTTGGCATTCTTGCTTTTCCGCCTACTGCAAATTGTTGTGTTGTTCCAGACCAACCATATCTTGGCAATGATGAACCAGAATCATCTTGATTACCCATTATTGCACCTCACTTAAATATAATGTATGTTCAGGACCAGTTTCTGAATATGAATACTCTATTGAGTATACAACATATCTTGAATCCTTTAAAGAGACTTGACCAATATTACTTTCATCAACATAATCTATTTTAACTATGTCTCCTAATTGTGCATATGGAGTACCAAATGTTTTAAGACCTACCGCTTTTCTTGGCTTAGATGTTTTTGAAATTATCCAACCAAGTATGTCATTTGCAGCATCGTGAGTTTGAATATATGTTGCAGATATATCAAATGCCTTTATTCCATATGTAGTTCTACTATTTTTAATATCTATATAATCATTGTAAGTATCTGCAGTAACCAAGCTTGAACCGCTGTAGTCAAGATTTGAAATATCCGCTTGTTTGTTATAGTACTGGTCAACACTTAATGTTGCCTGTACGTCATCTGTTAAGGCTACACCTTGAATTCTTAGGTAATTGCCGTGTTGACTAGTAAGTGTTAGTGTGCTATCTGTACAGTTAAATACTAAGAACTCTGCACCATAAGCAGTTGACCTAAATCCAGATATAAAATATCCCTTTGTATCAGTAAATGTTGGACTTATCTTAGAATATAATGCTGGATATGCTTTGTCATATTTGATATCAAAGTATGCACATTCACGCATAATGGTTCCAAATTCATCATAATAAATATTATATTTAGAACCATAAGTGCTTATGTTTGATAGAACTGTTGACTTTATCATTCCACTTAATGAATACTTAGACAATGCTTCTTTTACAGTAATTGATGTGTCGTCAAAAACTGTTCTTGCTTGTGCTGGTGGAACTGCCACAGAACTATCTGGATTAAATTTATAGCTATTTCTAATTGCATAAACATTTTCAAATATTGCCTTTGTGCTACCACGCACAAACATAGCCATATTGTTTTTTACTGGTAATGGTTTTTTGTCTATTGCTGTACCAACTAAACTATTATTAATATATAAGAAAAATTTTCTAGTTGTTCCAGAATCAGTATATTCTACGGCTAAGTCAAATACTGTTTTTAATTCTTCGCCAGCTATTCTTGCTTGACCAGTAAACTCACCACGGTCTGGTAAAATTTGTGTAAGTCCACTCCAAAGCAATTCTGGAATTGCATCTGAATTTGCAGAATTCTTTTTTACTTTATAAAAGAAAATATTGTTGGTTGAACCAATGTCTTCAATATTATCAAAACCTAGAGCAACAATTTCAAAGAAATATCCGTTGTTTGTATTAGCATCTAGCATTAGTGACAATCCAGCACCGCCACCACTAATTTTTGAATTAGTTTCAAAATACTGTTCTGGATTCTGTAAATCTATTTTTGAGGCATAGCTATCGGATTCTTTTGGTGCTCCAACAATTCTCACTCTTGTTCCAAAATGAATGAACTTATTGTCTAATTGTTTTTTAATATAAGTAATAAAGTTTTTACCTTTTAGCTTGTTTTTTGAAAATACTTTTGGCGATGGTCCAGATAATACTAATGCCGATGCCTGAACTGATGGATTAAGTGTTGATGTTGAATATGTTCTAGTAATAGTACCGTCTGCATTTTCAGTCTTTTTTTCAGTCACGGAGACATTTTTAATTAATCCAGAAACATTGGAGTTTTCTTGAGCAAGCGTATTGTTAAATGTTCCACCACTACCCTTGCCAGCTTCACCTAAAGCAGTAGTTCCAGAAAATGCTTTTTCGTCAAGTACGTGTTCTGCTTTCATTGTAAAGCCCCTAAGATTAGAAACGTCTTTCCAGTGTGTCCCAAGACCTGCAGGATGTTCTGTAATTTCTGTTCCAAATTGTCCACGACCATGACGCACAACATTATTATTATCATCTAGCTTATAATATATTCTTATTCTACCTGTAGGATATATCTTTTTTCCAAAACCTAGTTGTGAAAAATAACTTTGATAATCTAATACATCTTTTATCCAAACATCACCAATACCCTGAACAGTATACTCTACTGCATCAAATTTTATAATTTCGCCATTTGCATAAAAATATCCATTATACTTATCTACCCAAACTGGTGCATCTCCAAGGTCCAGAGTAGTATTAAACAATCCAGAATTTGCTGTAAATGTAATTGAACCTGCAACAGAATGAGAAAGATTAACCATTATTTGTGTTGAGCTTTCAATAGATACAATTTCCACTGTATTGCTTCCAAATGAACCAGTACCAGAAGTCTTTGTTATTGTTTGACCAGCTTTTAGTCCAGCAGTAGATGCAACAGTAACAATGTTATCGCCTAGTTGCAAATTTGTTGTTGTAGATATTCCAGTTTGTTCTTCTGCATACACTGGAACATTTGCAGTAAGGTCTGTGTTTAATGGAATACCAGATAATGTATATGCTTCATTATCATTATTAGAATAATTTGTGGTTTTAGTGTTTTGACCTGGTTGTGCTTCCCAAAGTAGTGCAGCTTTATATATCCATTTTCTACCCTTGTCAATTTCTTTTTTATCCATAAGGTTGTTTTCTTTTTGAATACTTTTTACGCTATATGTAATTTTACCATCATTGTAAATATCTGAAATTTTTGAAGCAATTCCAACAATATTTGCAAGCTTTGGAGATGGTTCTTTTATTCCAAGATTTGCAGATACTGTGTAGTCTTGTGAACCATATAACACAAAGTCAGTAGAGCGTTGTTCTTCGGTTGGCATAGAATACTCTTTACTCATAACAACAAAGTTGTTGTATTCATCAAAGAACATCATGTGTTGTGTCGATACCGCCAGCTCTTGCAATACTTGTGCAACGCTTACTTTTGGTGGAATATAGAAGAATGGAATTACTGGGTCTGAAATTCCGTCGATTCTTTTAAATATATAATTAGAGAAACCAATTGAATCCAGCAAAATTGATATTGCATAGCTTAATGAAACATCTCTAATAAAAACTTCTGGAGCGTTCATTGACTCAAAAACAAGGAAGTAATCACGTAATTCTAGACCAACAGACCTATCTTCAGCAGAATAGTTTGGAAAACCATAACAAAACATTGTTTTAACTGGAATATAATAGTCATATCCATTTACATATCTTGTAATTTCATATAGTTTTATTTGCAAGTTTTTTGCAATAAATTTATTAATAACACTTCCAGTATTAGTGCTGTAGTCAAAAGTGTTATTTGGATTAAAGGCTTGGTCATAATCAAAAATTTCCATAGAGCCATTACCAACCAAAAGCTGACCAACAGGCATACCGCTATTTCCCAAATCTGATGCGTGTTTTGTTACAGAGAAAGAAGTGGTTTTATCAGATAAGTCTACAGCAAGTCTTGGAGACAGTTCAATGAGGTCAAATGTTGCAAGTGCTTTATTCATTTTAGTAACAACAATTCTTAGACCCTTGATAAAATCAAATTCTCTATATACTTTATCTGAACCACTTGTATAGTATGCTGGATTTGTAAGGTCCTTTGCAAATGGAGTAAGTCTGGTAATTGTTTCTTCTTGAAGTCTCCAGGCATATGAAGCAGCAACCTGAGTATAGCTAGTACCATTATAAACATACCAAGTGCCAGCGGTAGAAGTG